ATATTTGAAGGTATTGGTAGTATAATTATACCCTTAAAACTTTTTGTATTTTTTCTTCCGTTTTGATTTACAGAATATGGTGCCCCTGTTGGTCTACTTTGCCCCCTTACAGTTGTAGATCCAGGTCCTATTGTTCCCGTTGGCGCATCAGTGCTTCTTGTAAGACCTGAAGGAGTATAATCTACAATTCCAATTCGCAAAAAATCTGACGTTTTATTGAGTTCACCAAGAGGAATATCTAAATTGCGGTATGGAGTTCGCCATTTATTTTTTTTAATTATTTAGAAGGATTTTCTAAAAGATCTGCATATGATATTCTTTTCATATCTGGAAGTTCTTCTTCTTGAACAGGATGAAGATCACCAATGATTTCACTCCAAGTGTACTGTCGAGATTCTCCCCAGTGAAAATTAAGTCCAGTAAACCCCCAATAAAATACTCCCGTTACGGCAACTAAAGGATAAGGATCATAACTCATTCCAGGAGTTTTGGCATTATAAACGAAAGTATAGATATCTCCAACCCGAGCACTGGTTTTACTAACTGATGGTAGAGTTTCTTTGATTCTCTGCATCATATCTGCAGGTTTTTCAAGACCATTGATTTCGTCTACAATTTCTCGCAGACGATTACTGTCATCATCAGTAGGATTTTGTTCTCTTCTTTCTTTTAGAGTTTTTCTAGGCATTACTGAATACCGAGTTCGTTTTCTGTTAAGACCTTGAACTCATAACCATGATCGGCACACCATTCTCGTGCTGCCTCCCACTTTGCCTGATTTTTGGCATATTCAACAACTTCATAGATATATCCTTTTGTTTTTCTTTTTTGAACTTTTGGTTCAATGGTTTGCTTCAATGGTTTGATTTCTATAATGTATTTTTTAATCTTGCCATTTGACTCCCTAACTTTGATATAAAAATCAGGGAAATATTTGTGATAACGATTATCCACTGGAGACTTATAGGGTAAACACATCTCCTCACTTCCCCATTCCAAAATATTCTGGTTGGTATCACAATACACCATAAATTTTCGTTCCCATAGAGAACGATAAATTATGTTTCGATGATCACCTTTGTATTTGTTTGGATAAGAAGGTTGAAATCTTCCTTTATATGACATCTAAATACTTAATAATGTAAAACTCGTATAAGGTATTTAGAGTGAGCGATTCTCTTGTTCAAAAACTCAAAATGAGTCAGGTTAGGGATAAAGTAGGAACCCTGGCACAGAATAATTATTATCTTGTGGACATACCTTTGAATTCAAAATTAGAAGAGCACTTTAAAAACAATTATAAGGATGATCCACAATTAAAACAAATTAAAACATTTATGAGTCGATTGGGATATCTTTGTTCTGAGGCAACGTTACCAACATCTTCCTATGCAACTGCCGAAGTCAAAGATAACTTTATGGGAGTGACTCAGGAATTTGCTCATACTCGTCTTTATACTGATATTGATCTGACATTTTATGTTGATGATGAGTATAGTATTCTAAGATTTTTTGAAGGTTGGATGGATTATATTGCTGGTGGAAATGAAATCAACGTAGAACCAGCAGCGGCATCATATCCAGAAGGATTAGGAACAAACATATACAGAAGATTTAATTTTCCAGATAATTATAAAGTGCAGAAAATGGTAATTTATAAATTTGAGAGAGATTTTAATAAGGTTTTAGAATATACGTTTGTTAATACTTTTCCGAAAGCAGTTACTCCTCTTCCAGTCGCATATGGTCCTGCGGATGTATTAAAAGTTACAGTTACATTTAATTTTGATAGGTATGTTGTAAGAAGAGTTGATTTAGGTACGAGATCTTCTTCTGCTCCACAAGTACCAACACCAAAACAAACACAACCTGGACAACCTCCTACAAAAAATACATCTTGGAGATATACACAAGAGCAATTACAACAATTTAGAGATCAAGCTTTCAGAGACACTACAAATAGAATTAATCAAGGATCTCAAAGCACCACTCCTAGAGGACCCAGAGAACGATAATAAATAATCACAACTGAAGTTATCATAGGTTATTATGCCTTTACCAAAAATTAATACTCCAACCTATGAGTTGGAATTGCCTTCGACTGGAAAGAAAATTAGATACAGACCCTTTCTAGTCAGAGAAGAAAAAATCCTCATCATGGCACTCGAATCTGAGAACATGAAGCAGATTACGGATGCTATTGTTCAGATTTTATCAGATTGCATTTTAACAAAATCTGTCAAGGTATCAGATCTTTCTACGTTTGATATTGAATACTTGTTCCTAAATGTTCGTGCCAAGTCTGTTGGTGAAACTGTGGAAGTGAATATAACTTGCCCCGACGACGGTGAAACAACGGTTCAGATGGAGATTGATATTGATTCAGATCAAGGTTCAGAAAAATAAGGATCATACGAACATTATCAAACTTGATGACAATCTTTCAATGAAACTGAAGTATCCATCACTGGAACAGTTTGTTGAAAATAACTTTGAAACTAGTGATGATACAAGTGATGTTAATAAGTCTCTGAGTATGATTACATCTTGTATTGACATCATCTATGATTCCGAAGAAAGTTGGAGTGCCGCAGATTGCACAAAGAAAGAACTCGATGAGTTTCTAGAGCAGTTAAATACAAAACAATTCAAAGAGATTGAAACTTTCTTTGTCACGATGCCAAAACTGTCACACACCGTAAAAGTTAAGAATCCAAACACTGGTGTTGAAAGTGAGGTAGTTCTGGAGGGTCTGGCAAGTTTTTTCAGTTAGGTATGGCTCATACTAATCTTGAGTCATACTACAAGGTTAATTTTGCCCTCATGCAGCACCATAAATATTCATTAACAGAGCTCGAAAATATGATTCCCTGGGAGAGAGAAGTATACCTTACTTTACTCGAACAGTATATTGAAGAGGAAAACCTAAAGGCACAACAGCAGAGTGGACATTAATCAGATCTACAGAGCACCAGCAATACCGAAGTTGAGTAAGAGAAATATCTCTTCTTCGGTGCTTCGTGCATCCTCTGCGATCTCATCTACAAGATCCTGTCACACCAAAACTAAGAACTACAAGATTTAGTTTTAGATCACCAATTAATTTATCAGAAAAACTTGAAGCACTTAAACCAAAACCGTTAGATGCTGAAAAGATTTTATCTAAAAAACAAGATACAGAAGAAAATACTTATAAGGCATTAGCAGAAACAAATCGAATTCTTGTCGAGATTCAAAAGCAATTGTCTCTTGACTTTGCAATGCGAATTGCAGAAGAAAAGGAAGCAGTTAAAAAAATTAAAGCAGCAGAATCAAAACGAAAAGTTGCAGAAAAAGAAAAATTTGTAGAAGGTGCTGGTAAAAAAATTGCTGGTATTGGACAGTCGATTGCAGACAGAGTTACTGCTCCAGTAAAAAGTATTTTTGATAAAATCAAAGAATTTTTCGGATTAATTTTAACTGGTATTGTTTACAATGCAGCGTTTAAATGGTTACAAGACGAAAATAATAGGGAATTACTAGACGGTATCTTTTATTGGATTGGTAAGGCATTTGTACCAGCAGTTATTGGAATTATAGTATATAAAGTTTTTAAATGGATTAGAAGACTCTATTTACTTGGACGATTTTTATGGAAATTACCAGGTAGACTTTTACAACCCATTAAAAATCTTCCATCCCCATATAGATCATCTACACCCCCTCCTCAATCACCTCTTCCAAAACCTTCTCCTTTGTCAAAATCTCCACTTACTAGAGGTCCAGGAACTGCTCCAGGAACTGCCCCAGCACTACCTAAACCTCTTTTAGGTCCAACTGGACAACCTTTACCAAGAGATCCACTTCGTGGTACGACCCCAGCAAGAGCTCCCGGAATTCCAAAACCAGGACAGGGAATTACACCAAAACCATCAACTTCTCCTAGAGGTCCTCAACTTCCAGGGTGGCTTGGAAAAACTTTAAGAGTAGTTGAGATTGGCTTTCTTAATAAGTGAACTGCAAGAAGACTGGAAAAGAGGTGATATAAAAGCAATTGCCGTAAAATTAAGCGCTTATGGTTTAGGATGGCTTGCAACTATTTTAACTGCTGCAGCAGGAACTGCCTTTGGTATTGGAAACTGCTCCAACTGGAGCTGGAGCAGTTGCTGGAGTTGCTTTGGCAGCCTCATCTATGGGAGTTGGATATGGTGTAGATGTTGGAATAAGAAAAGCTTTTGGATATAAAGATGGTGGAACAATCAAAGCATCTAATGGAATGACCGTTCCAGGAAAGGGATCTGGATTTGTCGATAGTGTAAAAGCAATGCTTGCTCCTGGAGAGGAAGTGATTCGTACAACTTCTTCAATGTTGTTCAGACCTCTCTTAAAAGACATCAATGATAATGCTGGAAGACTATGGACACTCTTTACACAGGCAATTCGTAAATTATTTACTGTTTCTGATTATCAACGAGATGTATCTGAAGAATTTTCAAAAGTTATTGAAGACTTCAATAAGTATTTGAAAGAAGAGATCTTAAAAAACAAAGCAAAACCATCTAACCCTAATAACTC